GGAACCACTGCGAATGTTCTACAAATAAGTACACAACGGATTGAACCATACTCTCCTTTTCTTCAGAGAAAGCGCTACCAACGCCCTGACACTGTCAATTGCACTTAAAAGCATATCGCGTATAAAACGTGGTATGATTAAGATGAAGGACTAGAATTGTGAATGAAAAAAACCGTAACCAAAAACAATCACACTAATAACCTAAACTTGGATTTTAACCAAATAACTCCGCTTTCGTTCTACGAATATACCGAAGCAAATCTTCCTTACTGCAACTAGATAAATCTTGTTCATTAGCAGTGGGGAACGTAGTAGGAGAATGAGGTATAGAAGTAATCCCCATATCATCGTCTTTTTCTTCTTCAGGATGAAAACCCAATCGAGAAATTTGACGAGATAAATCATATGAGTCATGAGACTCTACAAACCTTGGATCGTCACAAGCACGATAATTTATGCCTAATGATTTTTTCTCAGTGAGAGAACCACCTATCATAATAATACGAGCACAAATAAAGATGTTGCCACTGTTTGGAAAAGCAGCAACTGTGCCAACTCTAAAACCACAAAAAGTAGGAGTTGAGACAGAAGTTCCAGGCGCAACATCAAAAACCCAAGATAACATGGTAGTGGTAGCATTTGGATAGGGATAAGGCTCAGTGGAAACACCAGTTGAGCACCAGACACTAGTTCCAGCGATACCACCACGATCAACACCAACAACAGAAGAAGTACCATTTGGACCACTAACTGTCGTAAATATTTGTGTACCAGAGGGTAATGAATAGGTAGTATATGTACTTGTGTTATTACACATTTCACAATAAAACATATAACGACCAGGCATAACAAATTTAAAACCATTTGTCGCACCGTTCAAATCAGGAATAAATGAAACGGATTGACTGGGAACAATGGTTTTACTATTAACAGTCTTTCCAAAAGGATAAGTAGCAGAATTCAAATCAGCATTATAAGGACCATAATACGTTATAGAAAAGAAACTACTAGATAAACTAGTGGGAATGGATTGACTGATAGATAGATGAACAGAATAAGAAACAAACAAATCACCGATTATTGTATTAGCAGGTGTTCCATCACAAGAAATATATAAATAGGCACTGTCATAATCAATATTAGGATCACTTTGATCACCAGCAGTACGAACTTTATATTTACGAACACGATTGGCTGCTTTGGGATTGAAAACAACACCATTTGAGGCCCATACAGGAGACATACGAAACCCAGTCTTTTGAAGCATCTCAGCTTTAGTACCAGGTGGCTTGTCAACTGCATCATAATCAAATACAAATTGGGTGGTCCCACTAGTAGCAGTGGAAATACCAGGTTCATAAGCAAAAATGAGTTTGGTGAATTTGTAAAATTCATAATTTGGAGCAATGTTTGATAACCAAGGGAACAAGGAGGAGTTTGTAGGATTGATAACCCCAGCTTGTTGTATTCTCCAGTTGGAATCACCAGCCGTTTTAAACGAGCTGACATATTCTTCATGAGTGATAGTGACTCCATCACCATTATAAGACATACGAGGATGCCCACCCACAAATTTTTTAGCACGAGCAACTGGAGCACTGACTGGAGCAAAATGAATTGCTCCATTTGAACGAGTCAGTTGTTTACGAGTACGTTTTTGACCATGCTTGACAGCACGCAAGGTCTTCTTTGCTTTGTCAATTTCCTTTTTGACTTTATTTATTTTCTTTTTCCCTTTTTTATTTTTTGGATCAGGTCCAGGATTAGGCTCAATCCCAACGAGACGCATTACGTGAGGTTTGCCACCATTTCCACGAGATTTTTCAATGCCAAGCCCCCATTTGGCTAAAATAACTAATACAGCCCCCCATTCGGAAGGAGATAAATAATCATGATAATGGAGAGCGTCAACAATCATACGATAATCACATTCACCTTGTGGTTTATCGGAACCATAGCATAGATCATGAGATCTTGCCAAAGAATCAAGTTTGGATTTGGGAGCTACTGACCAATCAATAGTATCAAGTGGTTGATCAGGTTCAACACGTTTTCCAGCAGAGTAATTAGGTCCAATATAATTACCCATGGAAAAATAAGGAATAGAATTATCATTTTCATTAATAACCTCAAGCTCGGTTTCAGCTTTAGGGACATTCAAACCAGGAGACCAGACATCTTCTGGAGGAGAAACAAAATGGACAGGAGGCACATGAGAACGCTTCCATGAATATAATGCTGGAACTAACTTTGCAAGGCCGACCTCGGGATGAGCGTCGGCGTATGCATCATTAGTAAGGAGATAGCCAACATTACCACTTCCCGATCCATGAATTTTATAGAAAAGCATTCCCTCCGAAACATGTTTGGCTCCCCACTCCTGACCCTCGTTACTTTGAGGACGGGGGCGGAAGGATTCATCGAGATTGAAAAAATCACGGAGCAACCAATTTCCAGCCTGGTAAGAATTTGTGTCTTCATTTGAGTAAGCGTCAAGCACGCGTCCCAAGGAGCCATCAAGGTACGTAGTGTATCCAGCGATATCACCGGATCCTTCATTGCTCGGTTCTGGCATGAAATAGACGATATAGGACGAAGTTATATATATAAGCAAAGATGTTTTTGATGTAGAAAATAATGGTAAATAGCATATAGGAGTCTTTTAAAACAGCGTATCTTTAATCGAACTGTTTTAAAGTTTACTCAAATCGCTAATTGTAAATTTATAACCTGTGAAGATTTCAGCAAGCTCAAGATCGCTCAAATAACCTTTCCAGGCAGTATCAATAGCTGGATCACCATCAACACATTGATTTCTGACATATTGCGCACATTCAGAAAACCATTTTCTACAGGATTTGCAAGCCCAAGTTTCGTTACGAAAACCACAGAGACGATTAATAGTCTCAACTAAAGTATGTGATTTATTAAACATAACAAGGGATGCGCGCATTTTGTGACAGTCTATACTTGGCACATAAACAGTAAAACCACGATATTTAATTGGTAGAAAACCATGTCCTAAAAATTCAGTATCAACCATCCTTCTTGGTTCATAACATGGTGTGGTATACTCCATATGTATTTTATGTGCAATCGCCATTATACGAGTTGGGTTATATAAATGTCTTATTCTTTTATCAACAGACATAGAATCATCATCACCAACAAGTACCAATATCACAAACATTTGAAATAATTTATGGGAATGTAAAAATGCTGGTGTTAACAACATAAAAAGGACAGCATTATCCATATAATTTTTCAAAGTATTATCATTCGTGGTACAACCTTGACCACTAGGATTTCCGACGCGTACTAAATAGACTTTTCCATCGACTGAAACCCATAACATATATTTAAAATTTTCATAAACGTTATGCACACGTTTTAAATTTTCGGTTGTTTTTTCACTATCATCCAAACATAAAGTTCTAAACTCTTTTATATGCTGGAAGTGAATATTGAAGAATTTAGCATCGAATTTAACACCATCAAGCTCAAAAACACAAAGCTCGTCATCAATGCGATTCATTCTTCTTACGACATTGTCCCATCCTCCATACATCATACTTACTCCAATAGCACTAGAGTGTCGAAGATGTGATTTGTTCATTTTCTCATTCTGATCGAGAAACAATGCACCCATGGCGACAGTGTGATTAACATCACTGGCGATGATAGTACGAATGCCTCCCTTTTCAACTTTAGCTCTCTTTCTCATTTCTTCCTTTATTGACACAGCAAATAGGGACATGATAGGATCATCAGTACCTAAACGATGCCAATATTCGTCAAAAAAGATGCTATCGTCAGAGTTCCAGTAATCATTTTTGGTAGGATATTTAAGGTTCCATGGATAACCAGGACTCTTTTTGCCATTGAAATGATAATCTGTTAAGAAACAATAGGATTTAATTTTGGATTGGGACATGAAGGGGTAAAATTCCTCATACATCCACTTAGCGGCCTCACTATAAAGAGATTTAACCTCGCTAGTAAATGGATCAGGTGGACTATTAAAACGTCTAAGAGCTGTATGTACGTGATCTAAATTTTTAGGCACAATTATATAATCATCGTAATCAGACTCAGACTCTCCTTTGGTATGTAAAAAATCTATGACTTTCTTATCGTAGTAATCAACAACTAATTCTTCCTCGAAATGTCTTTGCACTTTACCTAGGCAAATGACATGTTCTCCCAAATCAGGATCGAGTTTTTCGTTGTAACCATAATACTTATAAAAGTCAATAGGATATTGTTGAAGCGTGTCCTTCAATAGTTTTATGCCGTCGCGGGCTTTGTGTTTGGGTGAGGATATTTACATTCTTCTTTTTCAAGTGGTGAAACCTCATCTTGATCACAAACACGTTTAAAACCTTTTTCAGGGAAGGTCATAGTAGCTCCCATACGTTTGCTACCTTTACAATCAAAAGAACTTGCATTCTCCTTCTTGAAAATAGTGGTCCATTTATTTTTAAAATTGTGAATAAAATCCTCTGTTATAGGAAAAAATTTATTAACAGAAGAAACTTCAGCACCGCCTACTCCATGAATTCCAACAATTTTGCCAGTCCCCACATCGATATATACACCGCCACAAGTACCAGCGACGGTGCTACCAGTGAAACCATAGACAATCATTTGTTTTCCTTCATACTCAGCATTCATTTTTGGACCAATTTGACCTGTAGTATGTATAACTCCCTGATTATTCAAAGGATCTACATAATTACACTCAACAATTGTACCAGGGGTTGGAGCAGAAAAATTCGTTGATGTTAAACCTTTATTAAATCGTATATCATTAGCTAATTTAGCATTAATCAAGAAACCAACCTGATCATCTTGACCAATAGCATGACATTTACATTCGGTATTATCATCAAAAACAACAACCCATTTATTACCAATTGAGATTTCCAATTTATTAGCACTAGCCACCACATGAGTACTTACAATAAGCGTAGGAACACCGCTACAGATGATAGGAAACCCATTCGCTATCTGTTCTGACCCTCCTGGATATGAAGCTTTAACCAGATTTAATATAGGGGTTTTTATAATAGCACTATTTGACTTGAGACTTTCAACATATTGAAAAGGATTTTCATCAATATCTTGATTTTCATTTTCAAAAGGATCCAACCCAAGATCAGGTTTTAAGGATTGGCGAACATTCCCATGATCACGACTCCCACTAGATGCCTCTTGTTCAGTATTAGATATCCCAAGACGTACAGGTTTAACTTCTCTTTTACGAATTTTACCATGTTTATTACCTGTTTTTTTTGCTTCAAGAACTTCCGCATAGGTTAAGACACGTGGATTCTCCTTCTCCAGTATTAAAGTGTCATTATTATCTGGTTTTTTATTACGATGGATATAATACGCACCCACAGCAATAGCAGCCATAGCACCAACAGCTACACCAGCACCTACAGCAATTTTTTTTTTATGTTTTTTTACGAATTTTTTTGAGGCATTGACAACAGCATTCTCAGCGACATGCTCAATAGCTTGTCCGAGAGCACTTTTCTCAGGATTATTATTTAATGCCCAAAAGAAAGAAAATAAATAGAAACCAGCAATATTACTTTTAACAGTATTAGAAATTTCATGACAACGTTTTTTAAAACGACGTCCACAAGAGTTATCTTTTTTACTGATAAATTTTTTTATTTCAGTTGAAGTTGCCGTTGTTGGTTTCAGGGGTAATAGTTGATCATCATCATCATCATCATCAACTATACCAGGGGAGGGTGTTTTTGGAAGTAGATCGGTGAGATCTTCATATTTAGATTCTTCGTCGTCAGATTCTTCTTGTTTTCCTTTAGAACTAGAATTTGTCAAAACTTCCATCTGAATAGTTAATTTATCCAAACGGTCGCTTAATCTTTTATTCTCAGCTGTTAAATGTTTAATTCTCAACATACCAGCCTCTTCAGGAAAATCTTTAGCATATTTTTGTGCAGCTTTAGAATCAGGACGAACTTTCATATCTCTTTTACCTTCTACTTTATCCATTTCAGATTTTGGAGCGCTAATCTGTTTATAATATTTTGCATATTGAGAAGCAAATTCTTTTCTTAAACTAGCATCGAAAACTGGATCAGCACTAATGGGTATAAAATCACCAGTGTTATTGTCAATCACATAAGCAAGCTCGGATTCACGCTCAAGCTTCATTAAATGATCAACAATCCAGTCATTCCAAATTTCTGTGTCAATTTTATTCACCTTGGCAGTGTCATCAGAAGAATAGTTATGAGTGGAATTGTCTTGATACTTAGATTTATCTACATTGACAAATGACACAGGTGTGTTACGAGGAGGTCTGCCACAAACAAATTTAGCTAGAGTACTACCACGTTTAACACTTTTATCATATCTATCCATAACTTTCTCATATTCCTTCTTCGTCTCACCACCAATACCATCCATACAAAAATCAATTACCATATGACCCTTGGAGATGGTATTCTCAGAACGACAATATTCACGATATGTTCGATTTTCTTTCTCATCTTCGGTCATAATATTTTCCGCAAACATACGATGCCCAACGATGCCAGCAAAAATTGCTGCCACGGCTGAATACATCATGTTCTTTGGTGTCCAAAATGAGTCATCTTCATCATCGTCTGGTTCCCCTTCCTTTTTCTCTTTTTTTTTTCCAATAAAAATTTCGTTTTTTTTATTTTCCGCCTTAATAGCCTCAAGTTCTTTTTGTTGTTGATATGTATTTTTAACAATTGAGGAGTATGCATATAAAAATATGGGTATCATGATACAATTCATGATGATAGTAGAATCCATATTGGCAGATGGAAGTTGTAGTGCAATTTATTTAGAAAACACGTGACAATTTATATATTTAATCAAAGAATATATAAATTGGCACT